GGCGGGCTTCGGGAGGGGTGGCCCACCATTGCAGCAGGTGGTGGAGCACAACATCGAGCATTTTCAGATGAGGTCGGACCTGCGGGAGAAGACCCACAAGTGCGCCATGCCGGTTCCGGTGCGTAAGGGAGCGCCACCGCCGATGCCGGGGCAGGCGCCTGAGGTCCTGGTGATCGGCCCGAACACCGCGATCGACGTGGACAAGGATGGGGACTTCTTCTTCGCTGAGCCCTCGGCATCGTCCCTGGCGGAGCAGCGCAGCCAGATCGAGGCGGTGGAGACGCTGATTCAACAGCAGTTGCTCGGCTTCCTCAGTGGCGACAGCAAGCAGACCAAGACCGCCACCCAGGCCCAACTGGAGGGTGGTCGCACCCAGGTGAGCATCCGGGCGATGGGCGAGCGGAAGCGGTCGGTGATGCAGAGCATCCTGGCGATCTGGGTGCTTTACACCGGGGAAGAGCTGGCGGTGGGCGCTGGCCTGACGATGGATGAAAACGCCTACGACAAGCCGCTTGATGCACAGAGCGCATCGCAACTACAGGCCCTAGCTGGTGGCGTGGAGCTGATCAGTCAGGAGAGTGCAGTGGAGGAACTGCAGCGGGGAGGGTTCAACCGGGCGACAAGCAGCGTGCAGGATGAGATGGAGCGGATCCGCAGGGAGCGGCCGATGCTGGGGGCCCCGACACCCGGGCGGAATGACACGACCACACCGCTGGATCAGGTGGCGCCGACAACGCCGGGAGCGTGAGCGGAAAGCTAAGCCGTAACCACGAGGCCCCCATGGCTGAGCAACTTCACGAAGCGATTGCCGAGCTGATCTCCGAATCTGAATGCGGGCTCTACGAGGCCGTTGGTGTGCTGGAAGCGGTGAAGCATGAGGTGCTGCTGGCCTCCCTGGCTGGCGAAGAGGAAGGCGAAGAGGAAGGCGAGTGAGCGCCCCTGTCGTCACCGCCATCGGCCGCCGCTTGAGGCCCGCTGATGGCGTGCGGCAGGTGATCAAGGGCCCCAGGCCCGCGAACACCATCAAGAAGCCGTAGTGCAGCGGAAAGCTCAGTCAGAGACCCCTGGCTGAGCTTCACCTTGGCAAAGAAATACTCAAGGGATAACCGTGGCCGGTTTGCCAGCGCAGGTAAAGGGGCGACCGCTCGGGGCGGCAGGCTGAAGACGGCCAGCGGTGGGAAGCGGGCTACGCAAACAGCACGGCTAACCAAGGCCAAGCCTTCTGGTGTTATGAAGGGGAAGGGCTCTCCAAGGTCAATGTCAAAACCATCAACAACAAAACAAAGCAAGAAAGTATCTCTAACAGAAGAAAGCATACGAAACCGAATTAGCCGTCGCTCGGTTAACCAAAGAAAAGCAAGCGTAAATTTAGGCACCGCTTTTCCTTCGCCGGCAAGGCGTGAAAACTATCGCCAAACATTAAAACGGAAAAATTCTTTTTATAATTACATCTCCAATAACGCAAGTATGAACAAAGGCGCAGGGGATAAAGAGTGGAAAGATGCGTTTACGAGTCGACCGCGTTACAGTACCAGGCAAAAAGTAAAGCCCACTTGGTTGCGACCGTCCTCAACCTGGGGATCCTGGAGTACCTAAAACAGGAAGTAAACGACTTGCGCCGGGACGGTTGTGTTACAGGTTGTGAACCGGCCCACCCGCAAGCACTTTGCTAGGGACGAATGCGTTACTATGTGGGGACGGGAGGCGAATTGCTCTCCCACTACAGGCCGGTCACGTAACCGGATGAAATCATGGAATTAACTGTTGAAGATTGGCAAGTTAATGCTTTTGGGTCATTGACTGCGTTTCAGGCATACTGGGATTCGTGTGATTTATATCAAAGAGCCGATTTAGAAAGACAATGGGAGCGTGCTATCTGCGAAAATGCCGGCATTCCGTGCCATACCTGGATTGGAAACGCATTGGACTGCGCACGCAAAAGATTGAAAGCTGACGAAGCCGAGAGATCGACTGTTTCCGTGTTTAATTGTTACATCAATGACAACATTTCAAACTATAATACCGCCTATCGTTACTGGCAGATTAAATCACTTGACGCAAGACATGCAGTAAGTGGACCCTACGGTACTGACCCGTCTCCAAATTGGTATCAGAAAAAATGACAATAAGCTTAATACGTGCCGCCGATCCTCAGTCGACACAACCATTTTCACTGCATCATTAGTCATGACCAATCGCACCAGTTACAGGACTCTCCTAGAGGCTCAGGCTGATGGATGGAGGAGGGTAAACCGGAGGATGGATTGCGACACCAGCGGAGGTAACTGGGTTGGCTATGAATTCCAATCACCTGATGGGAAAAGTTCAACCACCATCACGCTGGCCCAGGAGCGCAACAAAATCGGGGGGCTTGGTTGCTGCCTCGAAATGTTTCGCGCTTGATGGCTGACCCTACGGGCCCAGAGCGCAAGCGTCGCTTGCGAGCCAGAAGGGCTGGTCTATTACCACCTGCGGTAAAAATTCCCTGCACAGCCCCTGGTTGCACCACTCTCCACACTGGCGTTCATGGTGATAAGTGTTCTCGCTGCTGGGAACAACTCACGGCTGAAGGGCGAGCTAATCGAGCAGCGCGGCAAGCACGATTCAGGGTGAAGCGGGACCAAGTGCGTGAGCGGAAACCCTAGACAGTCCGCTAAGGGGAGCCAATGAGCGACCGCATCGTCGGCAGCGTTGACAGCTACGCCGCCATCCTTGATGAGCTGGAGGGGCGGATGGTGGCCAACACCACCGCCATGTTGCGCACCGCCCTGGATCGCGTGCTGGCCGACCTCAAGCGCCACTATGCGGCCTACCTCGATGCGGTGGGCCCTTCCGCCCTTGACCCCAAGGGCAATCCCATCAGGGCCCCGGGGGCCTACGGCTCAGCTGAAGCCACCGCCAAGTACCGGGCCATTCTCCGCGATGCACAGACTTTCCTGCCACCTGAGGAGGTGCAGGCCTGGCAGCAGCGGTTCAGCACCGACCTGGTGGAGGCCCTGGCGATCGGCGGGGAGTCTGCGGCGGCCCTGCAGGCCATCGTGACCGGTGCCAGCGCCCAGTTTGCTGGGGCCAACCCACTGGCCATCCGTGCCGCCACCCAGGCCGCAACTGCCTTCATGGAGGGGGAGGCGGCCCGGTTCCGGGATCAGATCGTCCAGATCGTGAGCGAAGGAGTGGCCCGTGGCTGGGGGCCCAAGAAGTTGGAGCAACAGGTGGTCGCCGCACTGGAGGGCACGACCGATGCAGCAGGCAAGACGGCCCGGATGGGGCTACGGCAGCGGGCGGAGGTGATTTCGCGCAGTGAGCTGGCCAATGCCTACGTCAAGGGGGCGATTGATCACAACCTGGCCGAGGGGTTCGCTTATATCCGCTGGGTGGCTGCGACGGATGAACGAGCCTGCCGGTGGTGCCTCAGCCGCCATGGGAGGATCTTCCCAGCGGATCAAGTGGCGATCCCTGCCCACCCGCAGTGCCGCTGCACCCCGGTGCCACTACCGGCGGATGAGGTGCAGGAACAGGATCCCGTAATCCGTGACACCCTGCTCGATGGGGAGTTCTGGCGGGAGGAGCACGCGGCAGGCGTGAAGGCCCTGGCCAAGGCTGAGGGGATCAGTGAGGACAAGGCGCGGAGCCTGCTGCAGAAGGCATTGAACGCACCAACGGCCAGCGAGCGCTACCTGTTCCCCGATCGCAAGCGCAGCATTCAGCCTTCAACGCCGCTGGACGCCCCTACAGATGGACGGACTTTCAGCCAGGCGATTGAAGAACTGGCGGCGAAGCGGAGAGCGGGTAGGGGGTGATATTGCCCCAGGAATCAAATTCTTTAAGATGCTCAATCATATTGGGCTGCATCAAATCCCAGCCTTCGTTAATTTCTTGCCAGAATCGTCCCGAAAGATTTTCTTGCTTGTATCTTTGATCAGCAAATATCCACTGATTACAATCATGAAAGTCCTGTGAGTAAATACCAAAAACAGCAGCAGCCCATAATTCAAAAGCGAATTTTAACTGCGTGAATGAATTGATCATCGGTCAATGGCTGCGGGAGCCGTGGGCGGAGGGTCAAGGAGGGCGGCGGCTCGGGCGTGACAGGTGGTGCGTAACGCGCAAAGTGGCGGTGTCACTGCTGGCATTCAATAGCAACATACTCAGCGGCTTCTGAGTCGCTTTTGGTTGCCGGAAGGCCGTGGAAATACATAAGGTCTTCTACTCCGGGAAGAGGCTTATCTTTGTGTATCAGCGGAAATGCTTTGCACATTTCCTTGTACAGTAGCTCTTTAGCTCTATTCCCGACAATAATCTCAACTGGAACAAGGCCCCTTTGCTCAACCTCAGCCAAAAGCTCGTAAATACGCTCGCTGACAAGCTTCCCGGATGACAGCCGCTCGCACTCCTCGGCGGCCTTTAACAGCTTGCGGGCGTTTTCCATGGCGATGGCCAGAGGGTCACCATCAGCGGGCTCCAGTTCCCACCCATCAACAGCATCGGCTAGTTGCTGCAGGGCGGCGCGGAAATCGGGTTCAGGCATGGTCGGTGGTGGTGAATGGTTTGCCGAAGGTGCGACATCCCCTCCGTGGAAGGAAACCCTCCGGCCCTTGCATCCTAAGCCACTGCGCTTTCGTAAGCCACTACGGCAAGCTAGGGAAACGCAACAACAGCAGATGCCCCTCGATCTCCGGGCGTTCCTTGCGCTTCATGCCACCGTTGGCGCCAGGGATGAAGATGCTACCCGTCAGGTGCTTCGTGATGTGGCCCTGAATCTGGAGCGTCGCACGGCTCACAAGGTGGTGGCGATGTTGGAGCGCTCCATCGGCGTGGGGGCCAGAGTGTGGCTGCAGGGGCTGGCCTGATCAGGCCTTGCTGCGGCGGGTGCGGGTGGTGCCCCGTGATTTTTCGAGCCGCTTGACCTTGGCCTGGGCGCTCTTGACGGCCTGATCGGTCTTGCCGCCCCGATACATCTTCAGTTCGCGAACCTGGCCCTTGGCGGCCTTGTAGGCCTGCTTGGCTGCGTTGGGAGCTGCCTTGCTCATCTTGGCGGGCTTCGCTGCAGGGGTGGCGGCCTTGGCGGCTGCTGCCTTGGGAGAAGCGGCACTCTTCACCGTGGTTCCCCGACCCATCCCTCGCACGGCGGCAACACTGCGGTTGACGGTGCCCTTTGCGATGGTGCCCTTCGGGGCTGAGACACCAGCGGTGCGCACGGCAGGGCCACCGCCCTTGCCGCCGATCCTGCGTCCTCTCGCGGTGGCACCGCCAGCAGATCCAGAGGCAAAACGACCTCTTTTGTCGCGTGAGTATCTCCGTGCCATGGGGGGTGCCCGGGGGTGGCGTGTGCTACCTCAGATTTCCTGAATCAGCTCAGCACTTCTTTTTCGGCTGCCTACCTTGACCACTGCCGCGCCTGGTTGGTGCCGCCCATCCGAGCAACCTGGGCGTCAAGGGTTGCCCTCGCTTGGTCGCCTCAGCTGCTCATTTATTTGTCTCAGCTGCTCGCTTTGTTGCTCCAACCGATTGGCCAGTTCCTGGAGACGTAACGCTGTGGATTGCAGTTGGCTGGTCGTTGAATCGATCTTCTGCAACCTTTCTTTTTCGCTTACCTCAGGCTTGTTCATGGATCTACGGGAAGGCGCCATGGGGTGACTGGGGGGCAGCGCCTGGCCGGTGCCTGAGGTTTCCCGGAAACCTGAGTCAGATCGTGCGGCGCCATGGCTATCCCGAACCTGAACAGCCTGTGGCGGGCCACCACAACGAATGACCGGGAGCTGATTCGTGGTTATGCCGGCTGGCCCCTATCGGTTTCCAACCTGACCGAGCTGACCGCGATCATGAATCGCGTGGCGATCACCTCCACCGCTGCTGTCGTGCAGGTGCAGAAATGGATCGACGAAATCGAGACCCTCGAATCCGATTGGGCGGACAAGGTGGAGAGCGGCACGGCGCACCTGGGCAATGCAGCGAGCTACGAAGGCCCCGCCCCTGGCAGCAGCCTCACCCGGGACGACCTGAAGAAACGAGCCGATGTTCTGGAGTGGGACACCAGCCTGCTGCGGGTGAGGATCGACAGCGGCGGCGCTGGTGGGACGGCAGGCGCCGTGCTCGGCGGTCGTTTGGTCGACTTGAAAGGGCGGATTTTCCAGACGCTGGGGATCGAGCCGGTCGGACGCGGCGGCAGCGGAATGGCGCAGTTGATTCGGAGCTGAACTGATGGCCACCGACTTCGCCCTTTACGCCAACCTTCGGATGCTGTGGCAGCCGCCCGGCACCATCACCAGCTTCCGCTCTGGCGTGCCAGCTGCGGGCCCTGCGGTGGTGGTGGAGGCATTCGCCAAGGGCAGTGGTCGCAGCGAACAGGACCTGCCAGGCGTCAAAGCTGGGGCGTTGATCCTGGAGGGCTACATCACCCGCTGGGCGCTGCTGGGTTCCGCAACCTGGCAGGCGACTGGTTCCGCCTTCAGCTGGAATGAGACGGGCTACCGGCCTGCCGGGATGCTGCCGGGGGCCACGGGGCAAGCGGTGCTCACCGACCTAACCCTGCTGCCCACACTGGCCGATGGCAGCGAGGTGGGGCAGCTGCGGATCCTGGAGCTGAGCCAGCCCTTCGGGATCGGCGGGATTGGCACCGAGCTGCGGGAGGCCCTGGGTGACAAGTTCAGGGCAGCCCTGTCCACTGCGATCTGAGCCATGAGCATCCGCGTCAATACGACTGTCAACGGCCCCAGCACTGGGGAGCTCAACAGGATGCTGCAGGAGATCGCCCGCAACACGCTCACCGAGCTGTTCGGCCGTTATCAGGCATCGTTCAACCCATCAGCCTGGCCATGGCCACGGGAGACGCATCGCCGCGTGGGCACCGTTGGCAGCCCGCGCAACATCGTCGATCTCGGGAGCCTGCGGCAGAGCGGCCATTATTCGTTCAGTGATCCCTTCACCCTGGAGGCCGTCTGGAGCGCGAGCTACGCCACCGCCGTACATGAAGGGGCCCGCCTCCGCAATGGAACCATCCTGCCGGCCAGGCCCTGGACTGATGCGGTGAGGGGCACGGTGCAGGCCTCGGGGATTACGCCGTATCCGCTTGGCCAGAAGCTCCAGCAGCGCGTCCTGAGGGTGGTTGCACAATCCTGAGGCGGAAAGCTAAGCCGTTCGGTCAGGCTGACCCGTGCCGCTTCCCTTTGTCACCGCTCCAGAGATCAAGGTCGAGCAGGTGGGGGACGAAACGACGGGCATTCTGCAGTTCCCGGTGTTCAATTCCCTGCTGGCTGGGGAGCGGATGCTGCTTGATGAAATCGACTACCAGAGCACGGTGAACGAGCAGACCCACCGGCTGGCGAGCATCATCCGCGAGATGGACGACCTGCCCGAGGCCGACGCCAACCTGGTGGCTGCTCGCCTGATGGCTAAGCACATCGGCATCCCCGTGGTGCTGGAGCCCCTGGAGGACACCATCCGGCAGCGTGAGCACCGGCTGATTCGTGAGATCGACAACCGCCTGTCGGCCCAGAACGAGGCCCAGGTAACCCGCCTCGTCACCGCTGCGATCCGCTATCGGCTTGGCAAGGTGGACTCCTCCTGCGCCAACTGGGGCGACGAGGACACCCGCAATCTCACTGAGGGTCTGCGCAGCGCCATCTATGCCTTCATGCTTAAAGAGCAGCGCGGCGGCAGCGGACCGGCTGATCCTGAGGCCACCCTGCAACTGATGGCCGACAGCCTGGGAAAGCCCAACCTGCCCCTACCGATTGGGGCTCCATCTTCTGGCGCCTGCACGATCTCTGGCCCCACAGCCGAGAGTTCACCCGCGAGCGATTTGCCTGGTGCCCTGAAACCTTCATCTGGTCGGCGCTCCAAGAAGGAACCCGCCTCCTGAGGGAGCGGCTCCACGCTGCAGAGCGGCCGATCGCCAATCTCCACGCCTGGTACGCCACCAACCACCGGGACACCGAGAAGCGCCGCGAGGCCTTCAC